ATATATAAAGTTTCATTCAAGTGTAAACAACTTATAAGTAGAATGTATCGTATAATGTTAGGCAAAGAAGATATACCTACAAGCCATAGAAATATTATAATGAATGGTAAAACTTATATGGATACAGCTATGATAACTGCCATAGAAAACACAAATAAAGATAAAACGCGAAATAATGAGTTTTAAACAAAAGAATACTCCCTTACAACAATACGCTGGTGTGCCATTAGATTTAAAGGCTATTCAAGCAAATGCTACTGCAAATACGGCAGTACAATACGGATTATCTAAAGGGTTAACCGGAGAACAAGCGTTTAAAGACGCTTCAAGCGCCCCTAAAGACTATGCATCATTAGTACAAAGACAAAACGCTTTTAATGATACTCAAAATGCCGCTAAACTTGCTAATAGTGTGCCTTCAGCAAATCCTTCTAGTATGGCAGTAGGAGCAGCAGGATTAGGGAATAATCTTTTTATGCCCGGTATTGCAAATGCAAGAGGGAATGGGCCACAGTCCACAATACAAAATAATACTTCTGGGTGGAATAGAATGGACTCCCATAATACTAGTGCAATAGCTAGAGCAAATAATGGAAATCCAGTTAATAATGCTACAGATATTAGAATGCAAAATAGGAGTGCAATGTTTTCTCCGTTAACACAATTAAAAAAAGAACAAATGGAATACAACAAAATTAGTCCTAAAGCATTTACTAATTCAGGTACAATTGAAAGAATGATGGGGAAGGCAGTACCTAATTCTCCTTTTATGCAAATGGTAGATCCATTGACAGGATTGGCACTTGATCCTACTATGAGTCAAGACCCTAATGCCCCAGCCCCTATTAATACAGGAACTCCAATGCCTCCTCCAGTGGGAGTACAAACACCAACAACGCCTATTTATGGCATAAATCAATAATAATTATGAACTTAGATACACAAAAACATCCAACAAATGCTCTTGATAGAGAAGGTAAATTATCTGGACTAGGTGCTGATGCTGTTTGGGCTGGACCGTGGGATTCTACCGGTTATCCAAAAGGTAAAGGTGATAGTGCTGGAAAAGATGGTATTATATTAAACAATATAAAACCTCATTATAACGGTGCACCTATAACTCAAAGAGCTAAACCTAGATTTTAATAGCATGTCTTTAGATATTGTTAGAAAAAATAGTAATTCTCCATTCCATCTTCAAAGAAGTATGGTATCACAAGGTGGAGAAGGAGGGGCTTATGAAGAAGGAGGATATACTGGCCAATCCTCTTATAGTGACGGAGGCGTTGCAGCAGCTATTGCTGGCATGGGCCAAACACTTGGAGCTGCTTTAGGAAGTAGAACTCCAGGAGATAAAAACAAAGAAGATCTTAAAAAGCAAAAACGTCTTGAAGGTAAAGTAAAAGATCTAAAAGAAAAACGATCAGGTAATACTTCTATGGAAGACGTAACTGGTAAAAACGCTAAAATAGATAAGAGATTAGAAAGAATAGGTAAAAGACAAGAAAACATTAGTGGTAGGATTAAAGAATATAATGAAATTGAAAAACCTACTTTAAAATCAGATATTGTTGGAAAAACAACACCTATAATTGTTAATGCTAAGGTTAGCACAATACCGACTAAAGAGGAAGGAATTGATTCTCCTTGGTTAAGTGGTTTTAATCCAGCAAAAGTAACATCAGAAAAACTTTTTGGTAGTAGAACAAAAAAATAAAATATTTATATAAAATAAAAACTATATTATGAAATCACCATTATTACAAAATAAAAAAGTTTCAAAAACAGGAAAAGATGTTTCTTACAAAAGCGACATGATTGGTATGCCTGGGAGTACTACTAGAAAAAAAGTAGAAGCAGATATTAAAGGGAAAAAAGTTAATTCACCTGCTAAAATGATTAAAGAAAAAGGTAGCTACGAAAAAGGAAAAGTTGAAAAATACGCTTCTAAATCGGCAATGGCAAAACATGAAAAAAAAGAAACTAAACCTTTCGAAAAAAAGGAGATGAAAAAATCACCTCCGGCTAAAATGAAAAAATGTTAGTGATTAACATTCTTTATATACGTAAATAAACAAAAAACAAACACAAACAAAAAAACAAAAAAAACAAAATGGCAAAATTTATTACAATAGCTACGACTGTAGCTGGAGCACCCGCAAATCTTTTTAACGTTGATAACATTACAGCTGTATCTTGGCTTACTGCCACTACATTTGCAATTTATAATGGAGCAAAAAGTTTTACTTTTACAACTAGTGCTGCTGGAGCTTCTAGCACTGTAGTAGCTGTACAAGCTGCTATATTAAACCCTGCTGGGCCTATTTTAGTGCCAGTGGCAATTCCTTCTGGAGTTACTATCGCTGCTCTTCCTGTTGTAGCATAATAATACTTTTAAATCCCCTATAGAGTAATTTATAGGGGAATTTAATAATTTAAACCGTATACAAATGGCATTTACAATGAAAGGAGCACCTTATAACGTGCGCAATACACCTATTTATAGTACGGACATGGATGACAATATTTTAGGTATGGCTCAATCAAATGGGACTATACTTGTAAATAAGAACGCGTCTCCATTAGAATTACAAAAAAGCAAAACAATAGAACACGAGATGGTTCATATTGACCAAATGAAACGTGGCGATCTGGATTACACGGACACACATGTAATGTGGAAAGGAAAAAAGTATTCTCGCTCGTCAATGAAAGAGGGTGCTAAAAATTTACCTTGGGAAAAAGAAGCATACGCTAAACAAGGAAAACAACTTAAATAATATATAATGCACGTAATAATAATATTATATAAATCTAATATTATTTAATTATGAAAAAAGTATTCTTTATTATTGTAATTGCATTGTTTAGTTTAAATGTTAATGCCCAAGTTGAAGAGAAAAAAATTAATACCAATGACCTAATTGGGTATTGGAAACCAGACCAAGAATCTGCACAATTATTCTTTTGGAAAGATTCATCTGGTAGATTGCAAACACAAGGAATATGCGGGTCAACTGGGGAACCGATTGATTTAATTACATTAAGAGTTGAAAACGATTATATTTTTATAAGAACAATATTTATTAAAAATAATTGGGTTACAGAAAATGTATATACATTCATAAATAAAACTACATTAAAATGCATTGTTACTGGGGATGGTAACGGTACATTAATATATACTAAGATTAAATAATAACAAATAACAAATAAAAAAAACAAAACAAAATGGCATACACTCAAAATCCAGGTAGAGGAAGCAACACAAAAACAGGACATGGTATTCCTAGCGCTCTTTTACAAGAAAAAAACGCGTCAACAGGTGGTTATAAAAAACCATACGAACCAATGATGGAAATGCCTACTGGTTCTGGCAGAAGAGCTCTAATGTCTAATGAGGCAAAAGCGGTATCAGATAGTACAGCTGTATCAAATAAATATAAATTTGCTAGACAGAATGAAGCTGGTAATGCTGTTGTTGCAGGATCTTTAGGTAATGCAGCTGCTGAAAAAGTACGTGCTGGAGTATTCAATGCTAAAGGGCAAAAAGAATCAGTTGGAATGGCTTCTGGAGGAAAATATAAAAGAACTGTTTCTCCTGCAAGACAAACTAAAAATCCAAAATATAAAGGATCTACTGAAAAAGGGTCTATGGGTATGGCTGCTGGCGGAGAAGCTAATACAGATTTGCTTAAAGTAGCAAAGGATTATGCTGGAAAAGCGGTAAAAAAAGCAAAAGAAGTTTTAGGGTATAGAGATACTAGCGGAGACGATAGTAGATACAGTGACAAAGTTACTAAAAAGAAAAAATAAATAAATGAAAAATCTATCAACAACAGGTTATAAAAGAAATAGTCCTGATAAAGATAGACCTTATAATGTAATACCTAGTGGGGAGATCACAATGAAAAATGTAGATTTCCCTGTATTGGGTATTGATAATTTAGGCAATTCAAAAGAGATGCACCCTGGAGAAGATTATTCATATCCTGGAAATACTGTATTGGAGTTTCCTTTAAATGGAAAAGCAATAAAAAATAAAAGTAAAATATACAATAAAATATTTAAAAAATAATTATGGGACAATACGGTAATCAACCAGATTTTGGAACAAGAGCGTTAAATATAACACCTACTGGCGATCATGCTGTTGGAATTGAAACGGGGGAATTTTTAAATTCAGCCGCATTGTATATCGGCACAGGGGGCGACTTAGTGTGTACAGTTGTAGGAGGAAATGTACATAATTATGATGGAGGAGTTACTGTGTTTAAAAATATACCTGACGGAACATTTTTTCCAGTGATTGTAAATAATGTATGGGCAACTTACGACAGCGACGTTTTTATTACAACCTGCTCTGACATAGTAGCACTTTACTAATGGGTTGGGGAATGGGATTAAGTATAGGTTGGCCTAATGCAAGCGCGTATTCAGGGCCACCAAATCCTGAATTTACAAGGTATATTATATCTGATTGTATTACTGAAAATACTTATAATACACTCGAATATGGATGGGGAACTTTTAATATAAACGATAGAGTTGCATTTAATAAACCGGGAGGTATACCTACATTTGGAAAGATTAATTCATATACAACAGAAGTAGGGGATGATATTGATCCTTCTCCTGTTGGAGTAAATTCAGTTAATTGCTTTGATAACACTTTAATTTTTACAAGTGAATTATTTATTAATGATACTATACTTAATGTAAAATTTTATTGTAATCCTTTTAATGGAAATTTTGTTTATAATGGTAGTATAGACTCGTATTTAATTTATAATTATAGTTTAAATATTTATTATGAGGGATTCTCTGATGGTGAACCGGTTTCAGATACAATAAATATTACAGGTCAAAGTAATGAAATAGGAAATTATAATTTTATACAAGGCGAAAATAATTTAATATTTGAAATTAACGAAAATGTTGGAGATACGATTGACTTTGCATATATTACGGGGGGGTCATGCCAACCATATTTTGCAGGTACACAACAATATAGTGATAATGGGGGATGTTCATATAATTATTTTTTACAAAATGAAACAGGATATACTTTTATCGCAAACTTTGTAAATGATAATTGCTAATTATAAAAAATATAAATAATAAAATAATATGACAACAGAAGAAATTGCAGGAAAATTAGCGTTCTTTCACGAACAAATTCACATGATACACTGGGAGACAAGAAGTTTCGCAGAACATAAAGCGACCGGAGGGTTCTACGAATTCTTACAAGATTTCAAAGATGATGTAGTTGAAAAATTAATGGGTTATACAGGTAAGAGAATTCAATCTTTAAAGATAGAAGCCATTGTTCCAAAAGCAGATTCTATGAAAGTAGTAGATGTAGTATTAAAATTTTCTAAAGATCTAGAGGATTATGGAGACGCTAATAAATTTGGAGATATATGTAATATGGCACAATCTTTATCTGGAGAAGCTGCTAAAATGAAATACCTTTTAACATTATCATAAATAAATAATTAACAATTAAATTAAATCAAATGACAAAAACAAACAAGATTACAGAAGAACAATTAACTACTATTGTAAAACACCAAAAAGAGTTAGCGAATATCTTAACTAACATTGGGGTATTAGAGGCACAAAAACATAGTTTGTTACATCAAGTAGCAGACGTTAATAAAGTTGCAGAGGAATTTAAAACTGAATTACAAAATGAATATGGTCCAATTAATATTAATTTAGAGGATGGTTCTTATACATTAAGTGAAGATTCAGAATTAGTAACGGATCTAGAATAATGAGTTCTGTTATTCGTAAGATAAGTGTCGGTCCAGATTACAAAGATAATGCAATGCATTACTCTGTAGGACAGGGTGTTTATGGAGGGCATGAAATTTCGTGCATATTATTAGATACCGAGGACCATTCCTACAATATATATATAAAAAAAGGAGACGAAGTAATGCCCTGGAAGAAATTTAATTCTAATATGGCTATCTCTGTAGAATTTGATTTAGAATACTAATGACAAGTGTATTTAATTTTATCGTAAAACCAGTAGGTAATAGATACGATAATGAAATTAAAGTAGAGGGTGGAAATCTAGTACTAAATACAAAAATAGAAAGTTTTAAATCTGTGAATAATTTAGCGGAGGTTGTTGCAATCCCGCTAGCTTATTCAACAAATATAAAGGTTGGAGATTTTGTAGTAATACACCATAATGTTTTTAGGAGATTCTACGACATAAAAGGTAAACAAAAAAATAGTAGAGCATTCTTTATGAATGATTTATATTTTTGTGATATAGATCAAATTTATTTATACAAAAGGGATGATAAATGGATGTCATTTGGTGACAGGTGTTTCATTAAGCCTTTAAAAAATATTGATCATTTAAAGCTAGATAAAGAACAAAGACTTATTGGTATATTAAAATACAGCAATAGTTCTTTAAAAGCGCTTAAAATAGACGATGGAGACCTTGTGGGTTATACTCCTAATGGGGAGTTTGAGTTTATTGTTGAAGGACAAAGGCTTTATTGTATGAAATCTAATGATATTGTAATTAAATATGAATATAAAGGAAACGAAGCAAGCTATAATCCGCAGTGGGCACAAAGCAGTACTTGAGTTAATTAAAGTGGCTGAAGAAGCTATTCTAAATAATGGAGATGATGATTTAAGTGCCGACAAATTAAAGAACGCTGCCGCAACTAAGAAACTGGCAATATTCGATGCTTTTGAAATTCTAACTAGGATTGAAGAAGAAGAGAAATTACTAGTTGAAGGAGATAAAGAAGCAGAAACAAAAGTGTTTAAAGGCTTTGCAGAGGGGAGATCTAAGTAATGTACGAACAAACCCTATATAAGATAGTTCCAGACTATGTAAAGTCTAGCGTTATAAAACAAAATAACCGCCTTAAAAAATGGAAGTATGGATATGATAAGATTCATGACATGGTTGTTATTAGTAAGACTGGAAAGATTGGTGAAATACTTGAAATCCAAAGTTTAAAAATAGCATTGCCATTAGCAGAAGACGCATACTCTAGGTCTAAAGTTAAAGAGGAACAATACTGGGAACAAATGGAGTTTCCTAAAGAGTTAAGTAAAATTAAGAGTACATTTGATTGGAATAAACAAGCAGATTCGTTTAAAGATCGCTGGTATGATTACATAGATAATGAGTTTAAATATAGAGAAGAAGGTTTATTCTTTTATAACAATGGTAAACCAACATATATAACAGGTACACATTATATGTATCTACAATGGAGTAAAATAGATATTGGTGCACCTGATTTTAGGGAATCAAATAGATTATTTTTTATTTTTTGGGAAGCTTGTAAAGCAGATAATAGAAGTTATGGAATGTGCTATTTAAAAAATAGACGTTCTGGGTTTTCTTTTATGTCATCTGCAGAGTTAGTAAATTTAGCGACCATATCAAGTGATTCAAGATTTGGTATCCTATCTAAAAAGGGAGCAGATGCTAAAACAATGTTTACAGATAAGGTAGTACCAATTTCAATTAATTATCCTTTCTTTTTTAAGCCTATCCAAGATGGTATGGATAGACCTAAAACGGAACTTGCATATAGGATTCCAGCATCGAAACTAACAAGGCGAAAGTTAGATTCTAACGAAAGATTAGAGGAACTTGAAGGGCTTGATACAACGATCGACTGGAAAAACACTGGAGATAACTCTTATGATGGAGAAAAGTTAAAGCTTTTGGTACATGATGAGAGTGGTAAATGGGAAAGACCCGATAATATATTAAATAACTGGAGGGTTACTAAAACAACGCTTAGATTAGGTAGTAAGATTATTGGTAAGTGTATGATGGGTTCAACATCAAATGCTTTAGATAAAGGAGGAGAGAACTTTAAAAAACTTTATTACAATTCAGATGTCACAAAAAGGAACCGCAACGGACAGACTAGCTCAGGATTATATAATTTGTTTATACCTATGGAGTGGTCATACGAGGGATTCATTGATACTTATGGGTTACCTGTATTCGATACTCCAAGTAAAGCAATCAAAGGAGTTGATGGAAATGAAATAGATTATGGTGTTATTGAACATTGGCAAAATGAAGTAGATGGTTTAAAGTCAGATCAAGACGGGTTAAACGAATACTACAGGCAGTTTCCAAGAACAGAACAACACGCTTTTAGAGATGAAGCAAAGCAATCTTTGTTTAATCTTACTAAAATATACGAGCAAATAGATTATAATGAAGATATACGAAATACAAGCGTTTTAACTCGCGGTAGTTTTCAATGGGAAAATGGAATACAAGATACTAAAGTAGTTTTCTATCCTAATAAAGATGGTAGGTTTTTAGTTTCGTGGGTTCCGCCTAGTCAACTTCAGAATAACATTATAATAAAAAATGGTATTAAATATCCGGGCAATGAACACTGTGGAGCTTTTGGATGTGATCCTTATGATATATCAGGAACGGTAGATGGTAAAGGTTCTAATGGAGCATTAAGCGGATTAACTAAGTTTTCTATGGAAGACGTACCGCCAAACAGTTTTTTTCTGGAATATATTGCAAGACCTCAAACGGCAGAAATATTCTTTGAGGAAGTTTTAATGGCGTGTATATTCTACGGAATGCCAATACTTGCAGAAAATAATAAACCTAGATTATTGTTTCATTTTAAAAGAAGAGGATATAGAGGTTACTCTATGAACAGACCTGATAAAATATGGAATAAACTATCTATAACTGAAAGAGATATTGGTGGAATACCCAATTCAAGCGAAGACATTAAACAAGCGCATGCGGCTGCAATAGAATCTTATATAGAACATCACGTTGGAATTACAGATAATGGATTTGGCGATATGTATTTTAATACTACATTAAATGACTGGGCTAGATTTAATATTAATGATAGAACAAAGCATGATGCTTCTATCAGCTCAGGATTGGCCATAATGGCATGTAATAAACATCGGTATACTCCATCTGTTGCTTTAGTTAGGCAAGTACATGATTTAGGATTTAAAAAATACGATAATACAGGTTCTTCATCAAAAATATACAATTAATGAATATATACACAAATACAAATAGTGCGTTTCCTAGTCAAGTTGTTAGTGATGCAGATAAAGCATCCGAAGAATACGGACTACAAGTATCTCGCGCTATAGAACAAGAATGGTTTGATCAAGGTAGAACTAGTCAAAATAGATATGTATCTAACTGGAACAACTTTCACCAATTAAGATTGTATGCTAGAGGAGAACAATCAGTTCAGAAATACAAAGATGAGTTAGCAACTAACGGTGATTTATCTTATCTTAATATAGACTGGAAACCGGTACCTGTTATATCTAAATTTGTAGATATTGTAGTTAATGGAATGTCTCAAAAAACTTATGATATAAAAGCGTATGCTCAAGATCAAGAGTCTTTAAAGAGCAGAACAGATTATGCGCAATCTATCTTAAGAGATATGTATTCTCAAGATTTATTAAATAAAGCAACCAGCGTTACTGGACAGAACTTTTCTGCCTCTCCATTATCCGCAGATGCATTACCAGAAAATCAAGAAGAATTAGATTTGCATATGCAGTTATCTTACAAGCAATCTATTGAGATAGCAGAAGAAGAAGCAATTAATAATGTGTTAGCTGCAAATAAATGGGATCTAACTAGAAGAAGATTAAACTACGATTTAACTGTTTTAGGTATTGCTTGTGTAAAAACAAACTTTAATGTATCAGAAGGAATAAAAGCAGAATATGTTGATCCTGCTTACTTAGTATATTCATATACAGAAGATCCAAACTTTGATGATATATATTATGTTGGAGAAGTTAAAGCGGTTACTATTCCTGAATTAAAGAAAGAATTCCCAAATATAACTGATGAAGAGTTATATAAAATACAACAAATGCCAGGTAATAGACAATATATTACAGGTTGGGGTAACTATGACGAGAATACTGTTCAGGTATTATATTTTGAATATAAGACTTATATGAACCAAGTGTTTAAAATAAAATATGGTGACAATGGACTAGAAAAAGCTATTGAGAAAACAGATGATTTCAATCCTCCGCCAAATGATAATTTTGAAAGAATTTCTAGAACTATAGAAGTACTTTATACAGGGGCTAAAATATTAGGCACTACAACCATGTTAGAATGGAAGTTATCTGAGAACATGTCAAGACCATTTGCAGATACAACTAAAGTGGAAATGAATTATGTTATATCAGCTCCTAGAATGTACAAAGGTCGAATTGATTCTACAGTTAATAAAATAACTGGGTTTGCGGATATGATTCAATTAACCCACTTAAAGTTACAACAAGTAATGTCTAAAATAATTCCTGATGGAGTATTTTTGGATATTGATGGTTTATCAGAAATTGATTTAGGTAACGGTACAAATTATAATCCAGCAGAAGCATTAAATATGTATTTTCAAACTGGTAGTATAATTGGTAGATCTTTAACACAAGATGGTGGTCAAAATTTAGCTAGAGTTCCAATACAAGAATTAACTAGTTCATCTGGCCAAGCAAAAATTGCAGCACTTATACAAACTTATCAATATTATTTACAAATGATAAGAGATGTTACCGGACTTAATGAAGCTCGTGACGGAAGTATGCCAGATAGAGATGCTCTAGTAGGGTTACAAAAGATGGCCGTAAACGCATCAAATACCGCTACAAAGCATTTAGTACAGTCAAGCATGTTTTTAACTCTTAGAACGTGTGAAAACATATCTCTTAGAATTGCAGATTGTTTGGATTATCCTCTTACGGCTAAAGTATTAGAACAAAGTATTACTACTTATAATACTGCTACATTGAGAGAAATTAAAAATTTAAACCTTCATGATTTTGGTATCTATTTAGAGTTAGAACCAGATGATGAAGAAAAAGCAATGTTAGAACAAAATATACAAGTTGCTTTGCAAAACGGTGGAATTGATTTAGACGATGCTATTGATGTTAGGCAGATTAGAAACTTAAAATTAGCAAATCAAATGCTAAAGTTAAGAAAATCTAAAAAACAAAAAGCTGCTCAAGAAGCGCAAATGCAGAATATCCAAGCACAAGCGCAAGCAAACCAACAAACGGCTCAACAAGCCGCTTTATATGAGGTTCAGAAGCAACAAGCATTAACACAAGAAACTATAAATATAGAGAGAGCAAAATCTCAATTTGAAATGGAAAGGTTGCAAACAGAAATGCAAATTAAACAGCAAATTATGGAACAACAATTTCAATATGATCTTCAATTAGTTCAAGCTGGCATACAAACAAAGCAACAGTTACAAACTGAGGCAGAAGATCGCAAAGATAAAAGAACAAAAATACAGGCCACTCAACAATCAGAATTAATAGACCAAAGAAAAAACAATGCAATGCCAAAAGATTTCGAGGCACCTGAAGATATGTTTGGATCCTTTGGTTTATAAGAATACTCATTAACTAATTTTATATTATTATATCATGGCAGAAATTGCAAAACAAGAGGGCGAATTTAAAATGCCCAAACCAAAAAAACCTAGGAATCTAGTAAAGGAAAATAACGTTATTAAAGTAGATTTAACTACTCCTGTGCTAGAACAAGAGATAACTAAAGTAGTTATACCAAACCTAAATACAGAAACAGATGCCGTTCAAAAGCAAAGCACAGATGAAAGCCTGTTACGCTCAGAACAATCCGAAGTGGGATTGCGCGAAGTGGAGCAAGGAAACGAAGGGACCTTTGAAAATGTTATTCAAGAAATTACCGACGAAGAAGTAAAAATAGAAGTCCAAGTTATTGAAGAAGCAGTTGAGAAACATATTCAAGAACAAGTTAATACTGGTAAACCATTACCTGAAAACATTGAAAAATTAGTTACCTTTATGGAGGAAACTGGGGGGTCAGTTGAAGATTATGTTAGATTAAGTACTGATTATTCTTCAATAAATAATGAAGTTTTAATAAAAGAATATTATAAAAAATCACGGCCACATTTAGATCTTGAAGAGATTGAATTCTTGATGGAAGATAAATTTAGTTATGATGAAGACGAAGATGATGAACGAGACATCAAAAAGAAAAAACTCGCGTTTAAAGAAGAGGTTGCAAAAGCAAGAAATTTCTTAGAAGATCTTAAAGGTAAATATTACGACGAAATCAAGTTGAGACCCGGAGTAACCAAAGACCAACAAGAAGCTTCTGACTTTTTTAACCGATACAAGAAGGATGAGAATGAGTCTAAAATGCGACATGAGCGTTTTAAACAGGACACTAAAAGCTTATTTAACAACGATTTCAAAGGTTTTGAATATAATGTTGGCGAAAAAAGATTTAGATATACTGTGCAAAACAACGATCAAGTTGCTGAGAACCAGTCAGATATTAACAATTTCATCGGGAAGTTCCTGGATAAAGAAGGAAATGTTAATGACACAAAAAGTTATCACAAGGCTTTGTATACCGCTATGAACTCTGATAAAATTGCGCAACACTTTTACGAACAAGGAAAAGCTGATGCAATTAAGGAAGTAGTTTCTAACTCAAAAAACCCAGGAGGAGCTTCGCCGAGACAAACATCCGGTGAAGTTTTTATTAATGGTTTGAAAGTTAAATCTATTAGTGGTTTTGATTCTTCTAAATTAAGAATACAAACAAAAAAATTTAACAATTAAAAATTACAATTATGTCAAACATGGTTAACTCGGTTACTGGAACTAATTTTGGTTCTATTAAACCGTCTCAAAAACAACAAGCATTAGAGACGAATTACTTAAACTTTGCAAATGGAAGTGGTAATGATTTCGCTCAACAATATTTACCTGAAATCTACGAAGCTGAAGTAGAACGTTACGGAAACAGAACTCTTTCTGGATTCTTGCGTATGGTAGGAGCTGAAATGCCAATGTCTTCTGATCAAGTTATTTGGTCTGAACAAAACAGATTGCACATTGCTTACAATAGCGTTACTTGTGCTACTGCTACTACTTTAACTTTCACTACCGGTGGAACTGGTATTAACTATGTTGCTAATGTTATTTCTCCGGGACAAACTTTAGTAGTTATGAATCCTGCTACTGGGGCTGAACTTAAAGTTCTTGTTACTGCTTCTGTTACAGTATCTACTACTGCTACAATTACAGTTGCTACTTATACTCAAGCAAGTTTAACTTCTGGTGCTGTAAACCTTACTTCCGCAACAGGTCTTAAGATCTTTGTATATGGTTCTGAATTCAAAAAAGGAACTACTGATGCATCTATCAACGCTGTAACTCCTTCTTTTACTCAATACAATAACTCTCCAATCATTATCAAAGAAAGATACCAAATTTCTGGATCTGATACTGCACAAATTGGATGGGTTGAAGTTGCTACTGAAGATGGAACTGGTGGATTTTTATGGTATTTAAAAGCTGAATCTGAAACAAGATTACGTTTTGAAGATTACTTAGAAATGTCTGTAATTGAGGGTGAATTAGCTGCTGCTTCTTCTGGAGTTGCTAATATTGCTGCTACTGGAGACGGAGCTGTTTACAAAGGAACACAAGGTCTTTTTGCTGCTATCAAAGAAAGAGGTAATATTGTAAATAACTTTACTGCTGCTTCTGGATTAAGCGATTTTGATTCAATCCTAAAAGGATTAGATACTCAAGGAGCTATTGAGGAAAACATGTTCTTCTTGAACAGAGCTACTTCTCTTGATTTTGACGATATGTTAGCTTCTTTATCTTCTGGCGCTGCTGGCGGTGTTGCTTACGGTTTATTTGAAAACTCTGAGCAAATGGCTTTAAACTTAGGTTTCTCTGGATTTAGAAGAGGATCTTATGATTTCTACAAAACTGATTGGAAATATTTGAATGATGCATCTACTCGTGGAGCTGTT